ACAATATATTTTAATTTTTTGTATTACTTTTAATAAAAGTAATATATATTATAAAAAGTTTTAAATTTTTGTATTACTTTTATTAAAAGTAATATATATAAATGTCGCAAGTCAATAAGTTTAAACAAGAACAAAACCCAGATTATATATATTTTGACTTACAGCAAACTAACGTGCAAAATACAACAGAATTTATACAGCAACCCCTTAAATTTGTTGAAACACGTGACGCCCCTATTGTTGCAAATAGCGGTGAGTATCATTTAAGCGTTACACGTTTTCAGTTAGACACTTACAATCTTCCAGTTTTAGTAGTTGAACCAGATTTATCACAAGACGACGCAAGTTATAATAAAAACCAAACAATTTATAAAATAGCAATGTTAGCAACACAATCAGCAATAGTAAGTCAATCAACTCAATTATATACATCACAATTAATAGAAAATATTGTTGATAGAGAACAACTTGATTATGGAGAGCGTATTGCTATGACTGCAAATAAGGAAGATTTAAGCATTGTAATAGGAAGACCAGCCGGAAATGGAGGCAAAGGAGCCGTTGTATTTTGGGCACCACCGGGCTCTTTTGCTGGTAATTTTAATTGGACAGCAACAGGAACAACAGAAATGGGAAAATTTGGCGTTGGCGTTAGTGATAATGAACATCTTTTAATAACTAATGCCTTACGCACAGATGGCTCTGGAAATGTTTTTGGAGCAACTTTGGTATGGGATAGATTTAGAGCTCTTCCTCCTGGTGTAAATAATGATCCTTATGTTTTAGAAACCGCAACAGGTTTAAGAGGTGTGTCTCAAATTAGCGGTGACGGAACAAAAATAGTAAGAGCAAATTATGTAGCCGAAAGTTTAAGTCTTTATACATTTGCTAATGGTGTTTATACTAAATTTGGAAGTGATATAGATAATAGTTATACAACCGACGGAACAAGTTTAGGAAAAGATGGTTTAGCTATAAGTAGTAATGGAAGCACTATTGTTGTTAGTAATAAACATTATACAGACCAAGGCGGCGAAGGAGCAATTATAATAGTGCAAGTAAATTGGAATGTACCAAATGGAGAAAACACATATCATTTCACAGGCGCTAATGGTCAAGGTTTAGGGCATTATGTTTGTATGTCTGCTAATGGATTAGTTGTAGCTGCCTCTGGAACCGGAAGCGGAACACCTATTATTGCGATTTTTGAAAAAACCACTCCTGGTGGTGTAATAACTTGGACACAAACTCACACTTATTCTGGTGGCCAAGTAGAATTAGGAGACAGATTAAGTTTAAACGCTGACGGCACTATTTTATTTGTTGCAACTTTTTCAACTCGTCGTGTTAAACGCTTTAAAAAAACAGGTGGCGTTTATACTTTTGATATAAAAATGGCGGAATTTTCAACGCGGAGTGTAAATGTGGCCTCTAATTCAACAGGAGATAAAGCCTATATTGTAAATTGGGGCAATGGAACAGCAACAACAGAAGAAGAATATTTAGAAGTTAAACAAATTAACGCTGGTGATTTATTTCCTCTTCCGCCCTCTATTGTAGATGTGCCCTATATAAAACCCGTAATTTGGAGAAGTGATTATAAAGACGCAACAGCACCAGAAAAAAATGTTTTAGATGGAAAAAATACTGCATTATTTCAATATTATTATTGCAATGCTTATGAAAATTTTATAGCACGAGTTAATTCAGCAATTAAAAGTGCTTATCTTGCTATGATACAAGATTTATATGTTGATTGGGTGCTTAGATTTAATCTTCCTTCATTAACAAATAATTTTGTAGATTATGTTGTTAGGCAATATGCTCCTGCTCCATTTTTAGAATGGAATGAAGCAGAATTAAAAGCAGATATATATGCAACATTATTATTTCAAACGAATAATGTTAATGAAGATTTGATTAATTATTCATCAAATCCAGATGTAGTTTTTAGTGTTGTTGGAAATAATAGAGTTGGAACAGTTGGAAAACTTGTACCATTTAATTTTCAATTAGCAATGAACGCTCCATTATATAGTTTATTCAATTCATTCCCGGCAACAAAAAAAGTATTAACAGCACCACTAACATTTTACAGAGAAAATTATTATATAATTAATTTTTTTACAACCGGAAATGATTTAATAACTCCAAGCGTGCCTTTAAATACGCCCCCAATATATCCGTTTGTTGTAGCTAATTATATTGATGCGAGCGGTAATATATCATATCCTTCTGCATTTACAGCAAATATAGCTCACGCAAATCTTTTAATTAAACAACCACAAGAATTAAGCACTATTGATACTTGGACACCAATAAACGCAATTGTTTTTACAACAACAAGCCTCCCTATTATTGTTAATCAATTTAGCGCATCTTCTTCAATAGGCGATAAACCACCGAGCGGAAGTACTAGCAATGAATTTGCATTTATTATTACAGATATTCAAAGTAACGATCAAGGATTTAGACCTAATGTGTTATATACTCCAACTGCAGAATTCCGCCGTATAGATTTAACAGGTAATCAACCTATTAGAAATATTGATATTTCTATTTTCTGGCGCTCAACAACTGGCGCTTTAATTCCAATGGTTTTAGCAAGTGGCGCCCAAGCATCAATTAAATTATTATTTGAGAAAAAAGATAAAACAAACCAAAAAGAAGCAAATGCGTCAACCCTAGCAACAAGCGTTAGAGATATTGTTTAATTTATAATTAATTAATAAAAATTTTATAATAAATAATATTATTATACTATAATATATAAAATGGATTTGGCGCATTTAAACGTTAGAGGATTAAAAGCTATTTCAAAGCATTTTAAATTAGAAGGCTATAACACAATGAAGCGGGTTGAGCTATTAGAATTAATAACTAAACATTTAGAAAAAAATAAGGAGCAACCAAAAAATGCAATAAATCAATTTTTAAACATTTAAAAAAATTTTATAATAAATAATAATATTATTATATACTATAAAAAATGGATTTTGGGCATTTAAACGTTGATGAGTTAAAAGTTGTTGCAAAATATTATAAATTAGAAGGCTATAAAAATATGAGACGACACGAATTAGTTTCAATGTTATTAAGTCATTTAAATAAACCCGCTAATTCTAAAATTCCTCATTTAAACGTAACAAGGGATTTAAGCGCTAATTTTGTATTAAATTATGAGGATTTAGAGGATTTAGAATGTTTAGAATTTTCTAATAATAATATTTATAATGTTAATATATAAAAAAATGGCCTCAACTGATTTTGCAACAATTTTAGTGAAAGAATCGACTATTGCCGGAATAACTGATAAATTAAATTACGCAGTGAAATCTGGTGCCTCATCAAAAACATATCAACCTTTTCCATCCGTTTCAAATTCGTCTTCTACATTAACTTTTAACGTAACAGTACCAAGTGAAAACGTTATTGTTGATAGAGAAGTATTTATTAGGACAAAAATTTATTTCACAGTTACAGAGACGGACATTGCGGCTACTGCTTTTGCAGGAGGTTACGGAAGCGATTACGCTCTTCAAGCATTTCCATTAAATCATTTATTTACCACGGCGAGTGCTACTATAAATAATAGCAATGTTAGCTCAAATATTCAAGATATTTTACCTCAAATTTTGCAAATGATGTCACAAGAAGAATTATCGTCTTATGATGGAATGACCCCCAATTTAGTTGATTTTAATTGTGCTAAATATAGTGAGACATTAGGCTCCGTTAATGATGTTATTGCTACAACTACTAAAACCGGTTATGATAAGCGTTATACTCCTCGTGGCTCCTTTACTTGCAAAATTGTTTCAAAATCAAGAAAATTAGCAAACGGCGATGTTGCGAATAACACATTAATAAGCACAGCCGACACTAATATTTTTAAAATTGCTTATGAAGTTGAAGTTACTGAGCCTATTATTGGTCTATCTCCATTCATTTATGGTCACCCATTATATTCTAATCAAGGCCTCGTTGGAATTTCCGCAATGAATTTTGTATTTAATTTAGACAGCACCGCTAAACGCTTTTTATCGTGTGGTATAGCCTCCACAAAAGTTACTAAAATTGAGTTAGGTCGTAATGTTGAAGGCACTGCTCCGGACGTGGCTAATACACCTCTACCTTTTGCAGATGCCGAATTACTTGTTTGTTTTCTTTCAAGCCAGCCTAGGGATATGATTAAGAGCCGCAACATTTGCAACTATACGGATATTCCGCGGTTTATCACTACTCCAAATGTGGCGGTTGCTTCTGGTGGTGCTACAAAAGATTTAAACACTAATAATATTCAATTAAATCAATTGCCCGATCTCTTCGTCATTCAAGTCCGTCTTCCAATGGCCGATATGACTATTCGCGATGCAGAATTTGGTTGTGCTATTACTGGAATTAGTGTTAATCTTAATAATAGTTCCGGCCTCTTATCGTCTATGAATGCTCAACAGCTCTGGGCTTTAAGTGTTAAAAATGGCTCAAAACAAACTTGGGGTCAATTTAGCGGACGGACAAACGCTTTTGTTACTCGTAATGCTACAAATGCCGGAATTAGCGACCAACCTTCAACAGGGGCTCTCTTGGTTCTTTCACCTTGCGATCTCTCATTGCCAGATTACTTAGCGCCGGGCTGCATTGGCAGCTATAACGCCCAATTCAAAATAACAGTTGCTCAATATACAGGTGCGGCTATTACACCCGAAATTGTTGTAATGTGTGTTAATAGCGGGATTTTCGCAACAACGGCCGGCAGCTCACAGATTTTTACTGGAATTTTAACTAAATCTATGGTTGAAGAAGCAAAAGCAATGTCCTCTGTTAATCCGGTGATGTCTGTTGAATATGGCCGAGTTTTAGGTGGAGGCGTACACGGCGATATGGCCGCTTGCTCTTGCAAAGAAATGCCCGCCGTTAAAGAAGCAATGAAGCAAAAAGTTAAAATGGCTCAAATGTACGGCTCTGGCCCCAAAGGTGGCGCTTATACCGAAGTTGATAAATTTAGCGGAATGATGCGTTAAGCGCTCAAAGAGGAGCGCACCCTCTTAAAAATTTTTAATAAAAGTATTATATTATTTAACATTATTAGAAGTTAAAGAAAAAAAGACTATTAGTATATAAAAAATAATGCCTCCAAACTACGAGAATTCTAAAATATACCGAATATTTAGTCCTTCATTAAATCTATGTTATTATGGTTCAACAACAAAAACGCTTGAAGAAAGATTAGCAAAACATATTATAGACTATTATTGTTATAATAAAAATAATAATAAGTACTCTTATTATAGCTCATTTAAGGTT